TTATACCTCTTTCTCCTACTAACTTTTCTTTTGCACTATCCCATAGTTTTTCGTGTCTTTTTTTTGTGCTTAAAGATGCTTCTGTTCTTATTAAGCTAGGCATACCCTCTTCAGGTTCTGCTTCCATCCAAAGTCCGCACTCGCATAAAGCCTGTATAGTTCTCCACCTACCATCTCTTAAAGCAATAGTTTGTTTTCCAATTTCTTCTTGGTTGCCGCATTTACATTTGTATAGTGTCATTCTGCTAGTTTTCCTGTTCTTGTTTTACTGTTTTCATTTAGCCTTTCTAATTCAAAGTGTAATACATTAATTGCTTTCTGTATGTCTTGTTCAGTAGGGCTGCCTTCTTTATTTCCTGCTCTAAGTATGTATTGAACTGCTTGTGCTTTCCAAGCGTTAAGGTCAAAATCATCTACTATATCTTTAGCTGAATAACCATATAGCTTTCCTGTATAATAATGAGGTTGTCGGTTTTTTTTGTAATCTTTTTTTGTCATTTTAAAATATAGGTTTTGAGGTTTTTTTTAAAATTATTATATATTCGTGCATACGCACACTTTTTCTATTCTTTTCAAATTTAGAACACCTTGTTAGTGCTACTTTTGATGCCCCTTCAAATATTATTTCATCAAGTAGAACAAAGCCAACTTTTTTAGAAAGCCTTATTAAATCTCCGTTAAAATGCTCTAAAACTCCAAATTTATTTCTAAAATTTCCAACCACCCAAACTGATAAACTTTCTTGTTCCAATACTTCATAAACTCTTTTCATAGATTTTAGCAAAAGATTTAAAAAATTCTCATAAGTTTTTTGATTGCTTAAATCATTTTCTAAGTTACTATATTGTTCTAGGTCATAATAAGGGGGGCAAGTAAGTGAAAAATTAAAATTAATATCCTTATAATTCTTTTCTACTGCATCACCTTTTTTCACGACAAAATCTAAATTTAATTCTTTTTTTCTTTTGTTTATTCTCCTTACTTCTTCATCTCTTATTTCTACTCCGTAATATTTATGCCCCATCATAGAAGAAATTACTGCTCTTGTGCCACCACCTGCAAATGGATCATATATAGTGCTATTTTTACAACAATATGCTGACAATATCATTTGACATAAGTTAGGGTTGAAAACACTAACCTTACCATTATTAACTCCATTTCTTCTATCGCTTCTATTGTTGTTTAATGTATTTCTTACTTGTGCAGTATCTCCAACTAATTCTTTTAAAATTTTAGTGTTTTTTATATTAGGTCGCCAAACTGAAGTAGGTAAAAATCCTATTCTTTGTTTTATTGACTTTTCAATTTTAATTTCTCCAAACAAATCTTCAATTTCTATCTTTTTGTCTAAATTGTTTTTCAATATATTATTCATTGTATTTTTTATATAGTTTTTTTATTCCATCAAAACAAGTTGATAAACAAGAGCCACAATTAGTTCCTGTATTATAATTTGTATTATATATTGTGTTATAGGTTTCTATCATTCTTTTTTTTGCTGCGTGGTTTTTAGCTCTACCTGTTTTTAAATCTTTCCACATATCTAATATTTCATCTATTATTTCTTGCGGCAAATCATCAGGAGTTTCTATTTCAGTTGTTTTTTGCCACTTGCCTTGACCACAACCCATTGGTGCTAGTCGTGCTTTAATCTTCATAAAACACCCACAATCCTTACAAGTTCCTGTTGGCTTAAAATAATAAATACAACTTCTGCATATTTCTATCCTATCTTTATATACTTCATTAGGAACAAAAAACTTATTCACTTTTTTTACTTTTATATGTAACAACCTTATCAGGGTAATCAAATCCAAATTGCATTACAAAACTATTTTTCTTTATTGGATCATACATCTTCATTGAGTTCTTTTTTAAGTATTGTTCTTACTTTATCTATTGTTGTATATATACTGTTTCTGCTTATATTTGTTTTAGCACTAAGCGAATCAAGCGTATTATCTTCATAATAATACAATTCAAATAACTGCTTATCATACCAACTTAACTTTTCCAGCTCTTTATCTATCATTTCTAATTTAATTAAATTTGTATTGTCTATTTTTTCATTTGGAACATTTGATAAAGCCTTATAATAATCAGCATTATTTCCATAATCAATATTGTCGCAAGATTGACTAATAGTAGCATTAAAGCTATCGATATGTGTATAATACTTTTCATACTTATAATAAAAACTACTTCTTTTGCTTCTTAAAGCTCTTCTTAAAGCTACTGCACCATATCTTGTTATTCCTTCTATTCCATCTTTTTCATATATATTTTTAATAGTTTCAGGATTTGCTTGTAAAAAATAAAGCATTAATTCTTGGACTGCTTCATTCACTTTATTTTCATCTGTTGTTAATCCATAAGCCATTGATCTAAATTTATCTGTTAACTTAGATATTTCTATATAAATCTTAGTCATTTTTAGGCTCTAATTCATATAGCTTTTCTGCTACTTCGTGTATCATTTGTTCAAGCAAAACTTTATAAGCTCTTATTACTGCTGCATTTCTTTTTGTTTCTATTCCTGCAAAAAAGCCATTTGTTGCAACTGATAAATTTATAGGTATTACCATAAGCCAATCATAAAAGTTACCATTCTCTTTATTTCCTGTTCCATAATTATTTGAATAATCTATAATAATATCTATTACTTCTAAATAATTATTGTATCTGTTTTTTGATGATACATCTTCTGCAAAGTTTTTGCACATTAGTAAATACGCTTCAATTATACTTTTGTGTTGCTCGTTTGCATATATTGGTTTTTGCATTGTTCAAAGTTATAAAAAATATTATTCTATTCCTTTTTCTTTTTTTAAGTTTTTAACAGCTTCTTTATAATAACTTATTTTTTCTTCGTAATCAACTCTTGAAAACTTTTTAATTTGTCTTGCTTTATATTGTAATTCTTCAGCAGTTCCTTCTCCATATTTAGAATCAAGCCCAAGACCAAACTTGTATTGTTCGCCTTGCCCAAAAAGATTATCTGCTGCTGATTGTGGCTGCACGTTGATCTCGCACCACCTTGTTGATAAGCACCTTCTTGATATAAAGTGTCCAGCGTGTATGTTTTTGTAATGATATACCCTGCCTGAAGTAAAGCATTGCACCATACCTTCATTAGTTGCATCTCTTAACCTTATATAAAGGCTAAACCATTTGTCTAATTCTTTTTTTAGTTTGCTTATGGATTTTTTAGCCATATTATTTAATAAGTGAATACTTACTAAAAGATACTGGTTCGTTATATCTATTTTTACTGCCTACAAATTCACTCCTAATTCTATATCCTTCATCTTTTAATTCGCATATCCTTGAAGTCAATCTCATAATGCCGTATTCTTTCATAGCTTCAAGTGCAGTTATACTGCCTTTGTCATTTAAATGTCTTAAAATTCTGTCTTTTTGTGTTAGTGTTTTCATAGTATTAATTTTAATTGGTAAATTTTTTTTGGTTTTTGTAAATTAATTTTATCTTAGTTCTCTTATTAGCCACATCACTATAGCTGTTATTATTACCCATCCAATCATTTTAGTAGTTTTGGTTCTGGTCTATAATGTGGAACTTGTTTAGGGCTCTCTCCTTTGTCCACTCTTGATCTTGCATCCCATATTATCTCCTGATGTTTTCTTAGCCACCTTACATAAACAGGAATGTTAAAATGTATAAAATCACTTTTTGTTGGTTCTCTTAATCCTAAGTCAAAAGCATTTTCTGCATCTTCAAAATAAAAGTTCTTATACATTCTTTTTAAATCTTTAGCTAGATTTTGTGACATATAACTTATAGTATCTTCTTCAACATTATTTTGACCTATTCCAATATATGTTTTACTTACTAAATCTACTGATGACATTAGTAAATCTTCATCTGACATTGTTTTAATTAATCTCATTAAATTGTTTTTTTAGTTTTTCTTTTACATTTAGGTTTTTTTGTATGTGTTGATGTATCTTACTCATAGTAGGTTTTTTTGTTTCTCTACGTTCCCATGTTCTCACACAAGCTTTCCAATCTTTCATTTTGTTTTTACCTACTAACCAATCTTTACTTTCATAAAAATCAATAAAAGCTTCTGCATCTATATTATTGCTGCGTAAGATACAATAATTTTTAACTTCATCTAAAGTTGGTTTTTTAAAACGCACCTTACTATTACTATACGTAGTATTATTGTTATTAATAGTATTGTTATTCTTTAGCATTTTTGTTAATACCTCTTTATCATTTTTGCTAATACCCTCA